CCCGAATTCAGAAAGTTGCTTATTTGGCACAACATCTTCAGTCGGAACAGGGAGTGAAGGCGTAGAGATCAGAGGCGACTACGGATATTTCAGGACAGCAAGAAACAGCACAGGTGTTGTCGGCCATTGGGCGATTTATAACTCAAATGGCGAAGTTGGCTCCGTCACGACGCATGATTCGGCAACAGCGTTCAATACATCATCTGATTATAGACTGAAGGAAAACGAGTCACCGTTTGGTGATGCCCTAGATCTCTTGGGTCAACTCAAGCCTTATAAGTTCAACTTCAAAACTGTGCCAGATAAAGAGGTGCAAGGATTCTTCGCTCACGAAGTCGCTGAGATCGTACCGCAAGCAGTGACGGGCGAGAAAGATGCAGTCAAGGACGATGGTTCGATAAAGGGTCAGAGCATAGACCACTCACACATGGTGCCGCTACTGGTGGCAGCGATTCAAGAACTCACAGCTAAAGTAGAGGCACTGGAGGCCAATAACTGATGGCAATTTCATACTCATGGTCGTTTTCGGCTCTCGACGTAGAACTCGGGCCAGACGCAGACGATCACACAGATGTCGTTTACACGATTCACTGGCGGTATTCCGCTACAGACGGTGAAGATCCGCCACATACAGCCTCATCTATCGGCACATCTTCCGTAAAATGGGAAGAAGGCGAGCCGTGGATTCCATACGCTGATTTAACTCAATCTGATGTCGAAGGTTGGGTGGAAGAGGATCTGGGCGAGGAGCGTATAGAGCAGATGGAAAGCTCGCTTGATGCGAACATAGCCGAACAAGTCACGCCTACTCACGAAACGATGCGAGGCGACGAGTTGCCTTGGAACGAAGGTGATGGAGGTTGAGGCCGTGGCTACGTTATTATCTTTTCTCGCTGCACCACTCGCCGCAGGGGCGGCATACGGTGGGGTGAGGGCTGGACTGAACGGTGCCCGTCAGAGCATCCAATCTATTGAACGAATATGTAATCGTTTAGACGAGAAGGTAGATGAGCATGGGCAGAGAATCACGAAAACTGAAGTCGAAATTATTAACCTCAAAGAAAGGTCAGGAAATGGCTAAGAAGTCAGATACCTCAAATCCCGCAATTGAAGGGGCAGATATGGCTACTACAACAACTTCTGGATCGACGAATGGCGAGCTCACCTTGGATGAGCTGGTGACCCTCACTCTAGAACAGGCGATTAGCTTGAGGACTTTGTTCCAGGCTAAGAAAGAGCGACTAGACGGTTTGCAGAGTATAGATGCAAGCATCGAGCTCGCTTATCAGATGCTTGGCATCGAGGGCAGGGAAATCGTGTCCGGTGAGCTCGGTGACGAAAATCCGCATCTAATGCTTAAAGCAATCGAACCCAACGGCGCGATAAAATAATGCCAGCAGCTGAGTACGTTCCCCTCCAATTTGAGCCTGGCGTTTGGAAAAACGGTACGCTCTATCAAGCTCGAGGTCGGTGGTATGACGCCGATCTCATGCGTTGGAGCGTGGGCGCACTTGGGCCTGTAGGTGGATGGCGTCCGTGGGGTGAGAATACGACAGCGGTCACCGGGGTAGGGCGCACAGCCCTGCCCTGGATGGACAACACCTTTAGGCGTTGGATCGCGGTAGGCACTGCAGCCAAACTATATGTGTACGATTCAGCAGCCGATCTAAGCGACATCACACCTAGCGGCTTCACGGCTGGTCGTACTGATGCGAACCCCAACATAGGCTACGGAAATGCGGTTTATGGGCAGTCAACATACGGCGATCCGCGTCCAGATCTCGGTATCCCGGAGCCGGCCACGATTTGGTCTTTCGACCTATGGGGAGAAAACCTGGTAGGCTGCACTCCAGAGGATGGCGATGTCTATATGTGGGATGCGAGCACGGCCACACCCGCGACCACGGTAGCCGCGAGGATAGCTAACTCACCTCAGTTTGCGATTGCTACGGCAGTAACCAGTGAGCGTATTCAGATGGTGTTTGGGGGCACTCCTTCCGGGGGAGCTGAAGCTGACCGGGATCGTCGCCGGGTGTTCTGGTCCGATTCAGAAGATAATACGGATTGGACACCCAGTAGCACCAACCAAGCTGGCGACCAAATCCTCGACACTGAAGGCGACCTATTGGGGGCTGTTAAGGTTAGGGATAGGCTTTTGATTTTTACCACGATAGACGCCCACTTAGCCACTTATGTAGGGTTGCCCTACGTCTACTCGTTTGACCGTGTAGGAGATGCTTGTGGGCCTGTGTGCATCAATGCGGTAGCTGTGGCGGGGCCGACAGCTTATTGGATGGGCCGATCAGCTCAGGGATTCTTTAAGTACGATGGCAGCCTTCAGTCTATCCCATGTGACGTTGAATCATTCCTAGTCACGGACATGAACCAGGCTCAGGCAAGTAAGGTCGTAGCGTGGCACAATACGTTGTTCAATGAGGTTGTCTGGTTCTACCCAAGTTCAACCATCGAAGTCGATGCTTATGTTGCCTATAACTATGTAGAAGAGCACTGGTCTACGGGAACGCTGGCACGGACAGCTGTAACGAGCCGTGGCATATTTCTGCAGCCGATTATGTTCGATGTAGATGGTAACCCATACGAGCATGAAGTAGGTAACACCTACACTGATATTGGAGGTACTGCGAAGGTGCCGTATGTGGAATCTGGACCTATAGAGCTCGGTAATGGCGACCGCGTTTTGTCTGCGACTAGTCTAATCCCAGACGTTACCAGCTTGGGTGACATCACAACGACTTTTTATACGAGATTGTACCCAACTGATTCGGATACCACGCATGGCCCGTACACGATGGCAGCACCTACTTCTGTTCGGTTTACTGGGCGCACTTGTCGCATGAAATGTACTAGCGATTCGAGTGCTGCCTGGAATGTTGGAGTGCCCAGGCTCGAGATGCAGCCAGGAGGTAGGCGATGAGCGTTCAAGCACCGTCTGGGGTGAGGCGTCTAACCTTGGCACCGGCCCGGGAAGAGTATGATCGCTTGAATCAAGTGTCTAATAACAGGGCACTCGAAGAAGCTGATCACACAAATTTCAAGCACTTTCAGGACATAGACTTGGCGAATAACGAAAGACTGATTTTGGTCAGTGCGAATGGCACTCGATACCAGGTAGTCGTTTCCGATGCCGGCGTTCTGTCAACGAGCTCGGTCTGATGAGATCAGTTGACCAAGAAGGGTTCGCAGAGGCATGGGAGCGGAGTAAGCCTTATATGGTTACTGCGTTGAAAAAATCCGGTGACGAATACTCTGTAGATGACTTATTGACCATGCTAGAAGAGGACCGTGCGATTTTCTATCCCGTGAAAAACGGGGCAGCTGTATTTCGGGTAGCCGTCTATCCGAAAAGACGAAGACTCCGGCTATGGCTGATTGGTGGAGAGGTAGGTGAAGGAGTCGCGAAGCTCGATGCGGTTATGCAAGCAGCGGATTTTCTAGCAGAGGAATATGGATGTGATGGCATAGAATGCACTGGGCGTAAAGTGTACAAACGGGTGCTCAAGCCTTTTGGGTACGAAGAAAACGCTGTAGTGCTGACAAAGGAATTAGGAGGCTAAAATGTGCGGTGGCGGCGGCAATGACATTACGGATATGAATCTGACAAGTATCCAAGGAAGAGATCCGGCGACAGAACGTCGGCAGATCGATTTCTGGAACCAAGCACAACAGTATGCCTCAACGTCACCGTTCCAGGCTCAGTATGGTGGTCCGTCTGCCATGCCCGGCCTTGGTGCCATGTCGCAACGAGGGCAGCAATACCTTACCAATCAGATTCTCGGACCAGGACAATACTCTGCACAAAACCTCGGCTTCACAGATTACACTGCACCAGAAGAGGGCACAGGCTACGGCCAACGCTGGCCGTCACCGGATTGGGGCTACGAGGTAAATGAAGAACCAATCACGGGCAGAACAGCGGTAAGAAGACCTAGAACTCCAGGTGGGCCACCCGATCCACCCGATCCATCATCCCCTTTCCCAGACCCTAGTAGATCTGCTTACAATCTATACGGTGGGAGCCCAGCGAATATCTTAGGCGCGGCACCTCCTGGAGCTCAGGTGCAAGGGCAATCCGGTCCTAGCGCATACGCTGGCTATATTGCTCCCGGGCAGGGTGGCCTGCTTGGCAGTAGGGCAGAAGAAGGGGCTAGACGGGCAGCTCAACCCGCTGGTCCGACAATGATAGGAGCGAGCGATCCCGGATGGGAGGCTTTCTTGGCGACTAAAGATCCAGCCACGCAAGCCTCCTTGAGAGCGCAAGTTGAAAAGTATCCCAATATGGCGGTAGCTCTTTCCCCTGAACAGCAAAGACCGGCACAAGCTGCTCGACCTTACTCGCCTACGGTCGGTGTACGCGGGATAGAAGAGGCGGGGGATGTCACACGCAGGATGCTCCGCGAGCCAGGAAGAACAGGTGATCCTGCCTACGATCAGTTCCTGCCAGGCACTGGTGGTGATCCAGAAGCCGAAGGATATGTGGCCCCAGGATGGCATGGTATAGCAGGGGCCGCAGGAACAGGAGCGTTCTTGCCAGCGCATACTGACGCAGCAGGCAACACCTATGCGGCAGGATGGCATGGCTTGGGTGAGGCAGGGACAGGCACCGCGCCAACTGCCGCACAGACCGCAATTGATGCCCTGACACCGTGGGAGCGGAGAGATCCCGAAACAGGTGTTGTTACTGATATAGGGTATCAGCCAGGGTTTGATGAGGTGGGGGCAGGGGATGTAACGGGAGCAGCCACAGACCCACGCTATTCAGATCCCACCACAGACCCACTCTATAAAGACTGGACGAAAGAGCAGCTAGGTCTGAGAGAGGCCGATGAGGTTACAGATATTCTGGGAGCTCAGGCAACTGGGAAAGCCTTCCGTGAAGGCTGGGGAATTACCGATCCCACTATTAGTGGTACTGATTGGACGGGTGCAACGCCGTGGGATGATAAGGTTACGGCCACGGATGTCGATGTTTCCCAGATCACCCAACCCACACTGACAGACGTAGAGAGGATAGGAGCTACGGAAGTAGGAACGGCAGATACGGCAGGCTTTGCCGTAACGCCAGCGGCGGTAGCTGGCCTGGATAAGATCTCTGCACCCACAGATGTGACTGTGGACCCCAGCTACTTGCAAATTGCTGGTGAGAAAACTACGGACGTAGCGGATGTAACCCCAGACGCCATTACTGGTCCTGGCGAGGTGACGGTCGACCCCGTTACTGGACAAATTACAGAAGCTGTGGGGGCTGTCGCTCCTGGAACGATAGCTGTCCCACAGAGTGTCACTGTCGATCCGGTTACAGGTCAGGTGTCTGAAGGTATAGGCGGTGCTGTAGACCCAAGTGCTTTCGGTGGAGCATCATTCCTTACTGGTGATCTTTCACAGTATATGAACCAGCTTGGTGTCGAATCCCAGATAGAAGCTGCAGAGCTCGACTATGCTCGAGCTCAGAATGAAGAACAGGCTAGAAGGGCTGGTTCTCATGCCTGGGGCACCAGAGGCGACATTCCACGGGCAGAGCAGGAATCAGCGATGCTTGCTCGTATCGCGGATATTCGCAGACAAGGATTCAACGACGCAGCTGACAGATTAGAGTTCGACCTACAACGTCAACAAGCTGCTGGGATGCAGTACCAACAACTACAAATGCAGGGCCAGCTTGCTGGACGGGAAGAAGAATCGCGGCGACGGGAAGCTAATGCTGCCCGTGCCCAGCAGGCCGCACTAACTGGTCAACAGCTAGGAACCCAAGCTGCCCTACAAACACAACAATTACGGCAAGCAGGCGATATTCGTGGTGCTGAATTGGGCCTTCAGGCTGGACTTCAAGGACAACAACTTGAGGCCCAACGTAGGTCTGAAGATGCTGCCCGTGCCCAACAAGCTGCTCTAGCAGGCCAGCAACTTGGGACGCAAGCGGCTATGCAGACACAACAACTAGGACAAGCTGGCGGCATACGGGGAGCCGAACTTGGACTTCAGGCGCAGCTGCAAGGGCAACAACTCAAAGCTCAACGCAGAGAGGCAGATGCGGCTCGCGCACAACAGGCTGCAATGCAAGGTCTACAACTTGGTACTCAGGCAGGGATGCAAACGCAGCAGCTCACCCAGCAGGGTGGCATCCGTGGTGCTGAGTTAGGGATGCAGGCTGGGTTGCAGGCGCAGCAACTAGAAGCACAGCGTCTAGAGGCTAACGCAGCTCGCGCACAACAGGCTGCGTTGGCTGGTCAGGAATTAGGTGGACGATACGGCCTTCAGACCCAGGCACTCGGTCAGCAGGCCGCGATAAGAAACGCAGAGATGGATATGCAGGCTGCGTTAGCGAACCAACAAGCTGCTCTACAGACAGGCACACAGAGCCAGCAATTAGAAGCGCAGAGGCAGATTGAACAGGCTAGGCTGAAACTCGCAGGACAGCAGCAGACACAGCAGTTGGGCGTCCAAACTGGTCTGGCAGCGCAGAGCCTAGAGGCGCAGAGGGCTGAAGCACAGGCAGCTCGCGCCCAGCAGGCTGCACTCGCTCAGTACCAGGCTGGTGTCGAGGGTGGTATGCAGACACAGAGGCTTGGTGTTGGTGCAGATCAACGACAAGCAGAACTGGATATGCAGGCTGCACTTGCGAATCAGCAAGCCGCGTTACAGACGGGTACGCAGGCGGCGCAACTGGAAGCTGGCCGGCGGGGGCAACAAGCTCAACTTGATCTTCAGAGACTACAGCAGACGCAACAACTCGGTGCTAGTTCAGCAGAACAGCAGACTCAAAACGAGTTCCTGCGTAGGCAGGCACTCGCTGGTATGGGTCAAGATGCAGCCCAACAACAGGTACAAAATGAGTTCGCTCGCAGGCAGGAACTTGCACGGATGGGGCTGCAGTCTCAGGGCATGGGGATGGACGATCAAGCACGGTTTAGGCAACAGCAGATGCAGGCTGCTCAACAGCTGGCAAGCATTGGTGGCATGGAGCAAGGTGCGGCGTTTGGCGCAGCTGGACAGCTGGGCCAGATGGGCGCAGCTCAAGATGCTGCCCGAAGAGCCCAGCAAGCCTATGCTTACGAGCAGTGGCTGCGCGGCGTAGAAGGCGGGTCAGAAGGGATGTCCTTCCTTCAGGCAATGCAGCCAGGCGGTCAGCAGTGGGGCTATCAGCGTAAGCCGTCCGTAACTGGTCAGATCATTGGTGGTCTTGCCCAACTAGGCGGTACTGCGGCAGCGATGGGGAGTGCTGGGTTAATCTCTGATGTGCGATTGAAAGAGAACATCGAACTGGTAGGCTCCGATAACGGATTCAACCTGTACGAGTTCAACTACAGAAACCAAGACGCTCGATGGCGCGGGGTCATGGCCCATGAGGTCATGGCGACCAGGCCAGACGCGGTAGGTATGCGCGAAGGAGTCTTGGTTGTGGACTATGATGCTCTCGGTATGAGGATGGAGGCTGTCTGATGGCATATACGAGTCCTCGACAATGGCTAGATCTACTTAGGCGCAAACCGGGCGCGAGGTTCACAGACCTCGGCCCAGCCGGAAACGTGCTCGATGCGACGGGTGACTTCATGCAGCGCAACAGTGCGAACCCGGGTCGTGATTGGCGGTCCATACTAGCTGAAGGCGAACAACGTCGGCAGCAAAGTGAATCGTATAGAACGCCTGGGTCGGCCATTTCACAGGTTGGGATGGGTGGGAGCTCGAGTGGATTTCAACCGACATCTAGGCAAGAAAGCTATACCGACATCCTTAAACAGGTGCCCGGGTCAGCTGCCAGAGATCCCGTTGATCCGCTTGCCGGTGACGTATCCCAAGATCCGCAGAGCTTTTTAGGTAAGGTTGGATCGTTCTTCACTCAACCAGGTGTTCCTGAACTACTGATCAGTGGTGGTGCCGGAATGTCTCAAGCAGCCAGCCTACCAGGTGCTACTGCGTTGGGTTCGTTTGGGGCTGGGGGAGAGGCAGCACTCGCGCAATATAATCTCATGCAGCAGCAGCAAGCTGCCCGGGACAAACTGACAGCTGATGCTGCAGCTGGCACCGCAGAATCCCAGCAAGAGATAAGTGCCCGGCAACAGGCCATTCAGCGAATCGGGACACAGAAAGGTGTTGAGCCGGCTCTGTTGGCAGAGTATGTGGCGATGGCTACTACCGAAGAAGGCTATGAGTATGCTCTAGGTCAGATAGCACCAGAAGCAGCCGATGCGGTAACAGACACAGCCGAAAATAGAAACATTCAATCATTGGCAGAGGCTAGAACTCTAGTTCGGACGCTGACAGAGCAAGGGGTGCCGGAAGACGATCCCAGGATGCTCGATGCCAAGGCAGACCTCAATGCTTGGCAGCTACGCCTAGGGATAACAGAGCTCCCAGAAGGGGAAAGCCTAAGTACCGGCCAAAGAGAATGGCGCGACTATGTAGCATTAAGGCAGCAACAAGATCCTAACTATGTGCCCACCCCAGCCGATATGATGAATTTCCGGACGGGTGGATTAACGGCCCCAGGTCGCGTCACTAGACGCGGTCCAGGTGAGGTGACCGCTGACAGGCTGGCATCGACTGATGCTATGAACTGGGAAACTCGAGACAAGGCGATGTACGTCAAGCGTTACGACCAGCTAGAAGAGGTGATGAATGCACTGCAATACTCAATAGACAATCCCAACTCGCCGCGCCTAGTTGGTTTTGCTCAAGGTACGATTCAGAGTATTGACGCATTGCGAGCTCTGCAGCCTGAAGCGGCAGATGCGTTTGATAACGTGCGGTCAGTGGTGTTCGAGGGCTTAAAGGAAACTCTCGGCGGTCAGTTCGCGGAACGTGAAGGTGAACGATTAGTGTCTGCTGCTTACAACCCATATCTGCCTCCTGAGATGAACATCAAGAGGCTGAAGAGGCTTCTGAATGAAATGCAGATGATCGCCTCTTCGCGGGACAGCCGTGCAAGGCATATAAGAAATAACGACTTTAGTATTAGCGGTTGGGTTGATCCGTATGGGGACATGATTGAAGATGCGAATGCTGTACAGCTCGCCAACCTACTTATAGATCCTACCGACTATGAACTAATCGATGATCCGGCAGCAAGAAGTGCTGCGATGTCAGAGGATGTGGACAGGCTGTCTCGAGCCGAACTCGAAGCGTTGTTCAATGCTGTGTTTAAGGACGAGGACGCTGTGTATACCAAGCTGGAAGAAGAGCTCCTGGACCTCATCTCTGCTCGTTATTAGGAGGCTACTATGCATCAAGGTGTGCCACATACTGACGAACAACAGCCTCCGGGGTTATTGAGTAGGACCGCATCGTATTGGGGTGATGTAGCGAAAAATGTGATCCCTTCAGCTGGCCGCGTACTGGGTGATTTTTACCAAGTTCTCAGGCACCCGGTACAGACTGCTGGTGCTGTGTGGACACTTGGCAGGGGGCTAGTGGAGCTGGCTATACCAGGCGAGCAAGGTAATGAGGAACTGGCTCGCCAGGTGGGTGAGTATTTCATGGACAAGTACGGTAGCATGGAAGCCGTGCAGCAATCGTTCAGAGATTCGCCTACCGAAGTGGCCGCAGACCTGGCGATGTTGGTGGGCGGCGGTGCCGGGCTGTTAACCAAAACTGGCGGCAAGGTTGGCAACATAGCACAAAGAGTATCGCAAGCAGCCCAAAAAGCGGATGTCGCAAACCTCGGAGTGGCTGGAGTTCAGCGGGCAGCCCAGGCGTTGCCAAACCTCCCTGCGTCAGCTGGAAGGATTGCCTCTCAAGGTGCTGGCGTTTTGCCAGGCACGGGAGACATAGGTATCAGAGCAGGGGTGCAAGTAGGGCGTGAGGTAGCCGAAACCGGAAGCAGAGCCGGCGTAGATGATTTTCTAAGAGCGATGAACAGTGAAGCTGGTGGGGTTGTCGATGCGGAGATAGTGCAGAAAGCACTCGACGCGCTAACTGAGATGAGAAAAAACAAAAACGCCAGCTATCAAACTGATATGGGCAACTTCAAGCTGTCCGAAATTGACGTTGATACGCAACTGGTCTTCGATAAACTGGACGAGCTCGAAAAGTCTACGGCGACATCAGCCGGTGGAATACCCGATTCAAAGTTCACCGCGAAACTGAAGCGCATTGAATTGATGCGAGAAATCGCTGAAGATTTTATCACGCAAAAAGGTGGCGTTAAAGCATCCGATATGGATGAGTTGAAAAAGATGTTTGGTGAGACTTGGCAGAATCCAGGTGATAAGGCCGGGTCGCATCGAGCTAACCAGGCTGTCCAGGATATGCAGGATGTGGTGCGGGACATGGTCATCGACAAGGTGCCAGACTATGCCGACACAATGGCTGCTTATAGTGCGACTGATAAGTTGATCAAGAGCCTGGAAAGAAATTTGAGCATGACCAGGAATGCGACTGAGCAGCAGACATTACGTCGATTGCTAGGCGCGTTGCGTGATGGCGTGAACACGAATATGGGAGGGGCGATCAAGCAAGTAGAGAAGCTGGGCGATCCTTCCCTAATGCCTCTTCTAGCTGGAACGCAATTTAGAAATGTGGTGCCTACTGGTATGGCTAGGTTTCTGCGACCGGGTACATCAGCTGGAGCTGGGCTGGGAGCTGGGTTTGCTACCGGTAGTCCGGTGGTAGGTGCTGCCACAGCTGGGATGGCTGCCTTAGCTAGTAGCCCAAGGGTTGTCGGTAGAGGTTCAGTGTTAGCAGGGCAGGCTCTTGGAAGTCCGTTGGGTCAACGAGTAGGTCAGGCGTGGCGAGGTGGACAAGTAGGTGCTCCTCGACTGCCGTCTAGCCCGTTCGGGCCAACGCCTCCCGTCAATGTGCCAGGCTTCCAGCAAGCTGTTAGCGGCTATTTCAATAGAGCAGCTGGCCCAGCTCAAAGGCTGCGTCCATTGCAAGCAGCTTTTGATGAGTTACCTCCACCCGGCCAAGCGAACCTGACTGAAGATGAAAGAGAGGAGTACGTCACGATAAGAGACAGGATGAATCAAAGCTCTACGGCAAACGAGAACATACTCAATTGGCGAAACAGGATTAGGAATCGATGATCTTAGAGATCCTAGCTGACGAGAAGGGTAAGCTCAGTGCAGCCAGGGTGCTGCTTGTTTGCTGCCTGGGGTTCACGGCGGTGCTTGTTGTCTTTGATAGCATTCTCTGGGCTACTGTCGAAAATGCTGTCTACGCATTGTTGGGTACAATTTTCACCGGACTCCTTGCTTGGACCGCCGGTCCGCGTATCGCTCAATACCTCGGTCCCCAAATCTCAGGTGTCGCGAGTGGTATCGGTTCTGCTCTGACCCGGGAACCACGCCGGCCTCAGACGCTCGATAACTCGCCAGGCTTCCGTGATGACGAAGGATGAGTGGGTAGAGGTTTGTGCTACCGCACTACTATCAAGAGGTATAGAAAACTTTCACCCGCTCGAGATCGCTGACGTTGGCAGAGAAGCCCGGGCTCTAACCACCAGATCTCAGTCAGAGCTCAAGGCTCCAGCTCTGGAGCTCATCCCAAACGCAATCATGCTATGCGAGCTCCTATGCGAGCTCAGGGAAGCTCACCCAGTTGGTCCGGTTTTAATCAATTCTTGGTATCGGGATCGTCTGTATAATTACCTTATCGGAGGGGTGACACTCTCGATGCATTTGACCTGTGGCGCAGCTGATGTCACCAAGATTGGTTGGGCACCGCAGGAGGTCGCTGAATGGTTCGAGGCCCATGAGGATGCTAACAGCTTAGGCGTCGGACGTTACCAGACTTTCACGCATATCGATATCAGAGGAAAACTTCACAGACCGGCACCGGCTCGATGGGAACGCTAAAGATTCCCAACTGGGTATGGATAGCGATCCCGGTAATTGGATTGCTCGCGGTTGGTATCCGGGGTGCTACCCAGGCAAGCTACTATCGCGGCATAGCCGATGATGCCGAACAGCGACTCGAGCTCCAAGAGGTTGTGCTCGACTCGGTACGCTCGATGGCGAAAATTCTGAGCGACGAGCTCGCCCGGGCTGATTCTGTCGCCATAGCCCAAAGGGCCATAGCGGAGCGTGAGGTGGCTAGACTTACTCGTAGCCGCGAAGAAGCCCAAGAACGCACAGAAGTGATTTCTGAGCGTCTAAGGATGTCTTTGGACTCGATGCAATCGGTAGAATTGGACAGCCTCGTCTATGGTTATGAAAATCAGATTCAGTCGCTTTATTCTATTATAGAAGTAGAGCGCACCCTCACCGCAGCTGAACGACTCCGGGCCACTCAGGCCAGCGAGCTCGTCCTGGGCCTACGCTCTGTCATTGTCGAACATGAAGAGAGGGCAGCGATCCAAGACTCTCAGATCGCCGCCCTCAGAAACGCTGCCTCGCCTTCGTTCGGCCTGAGACTTAAAGCCGATTGGTGGCTGGCCGTTGCCGGTTTTGCAGTTGGCGTTGCCGTGACGAGGTAGTGGACTGTTTACGTTGTGCCTCAGAGAATGACGAGGGTGAAAGATTTTGCTGGTTGTGTGGTTGGGACTTCACCAAGGAATCAAAGATCTGTGATCGGTGTGGCTTAGAAATAAAGAGGAATGGCGAGTGTGCTGTTTGTGATCCGACAGCAGGATGGATGTCAACGAACAAGGACGATGAATGAAGCATATAGTTGTGTGCGTAGGGGACACACATTGCGGCTCGACGGTTGGGCTGTGTCCTCCTGAAGGACTAGAGCTAGATGATGGAGGTATGTACGAACCTAATAAATCCCAAAACTGGCTATGGGATAACTGGGAGATGGCATGGGGTGTAATCAAGTCAGTCAAACGCAAGAACAGAAAGGCGAAGCTGCACTTGGTTCTAAATGGTGACCTCATCGACGGCGACCACCATCGTACTACTCAGATCGCAAGCGGATTGACGGGCGTCCACATGAGCTGCGCGATTGAATCACTCAGGGTTCCGCTGGCACTCAAGCCTCAGTCGATTCATATCCTGAGAGGTACACCTAGTCATGTAGGACGGGCTGGTGGAGCAGAGGAAGGAATCGCACGGGCACTCAGTGCCCAGGGCTGGAAGGTTGTCGGAGATCCCGACACCGGGAATAAATCATCATACTCGAGGCTGATCCAGATCGGTCCAGTCCTATTCGATATCAAACACCACGGACGCATGGGAAGAAGGGCACATACCAAAGGTCCGTACATTAGGTGGTTCGCTCAGGACATCTTCTTTAACTACATGATGGACTATGAAGAGCCGCCCGACATTGCTGTCCGCTCCCACTTCCATCAGTTCGCTGACAGTGGCAGGATTCACAAGGTAAAGACCAGAGCCGTGGCACTCCCGGCGTGGCAGTTAGCTACGGAGTATGTGCATAGGGTAGCTGAGTCATTGGCAGACATCGGACTTGTATGGTTTGAAATCGACGATGATGGTTATGACATGAAAACGGTACTATACAAACCAGATCGGCCAACGACGGTGGAGGTGTGATGGGAGAGATTACTGAATCGGAGTTACTTGAACAGGTAAGGGATGCGCTGGTTTTCACCGAAACAGAAGATGGTGCCATGTCGGTATTACAGTTAGCAGATGCTTTGGACATAAGCCCAAAAGCTGTACGCAGTCGGCTACGAAAGTTATTAGAGGAGGGTGTCGTAGAAACTGTGAGGGTCAGGCGAAAAAAAATGAATGGCGTCGTATCGCCTATGATCGCCTATGCTCCAGTGAAAACCCGAAATAAATAGTAACTTGCTATCACAATTGCCGGCGGCTAACCCACCACTCGATGACCATAGCCACCACTAAAAATGTTATGGCGCATATCATGGCGACGATGACAAAAAGATCGTCCTGCCCGTAGGGTCCGTTCATGGTTTCTCCTGTAGCCATTCGTTTAGCTCCTTCTTTTCTTCCTCACTGATAATGAAGTCGCTGACATACCCGGCGGCGTCCCAATCTGGATTGCCATTGGTGAGGGTGGGCGCGGCCATCCATCCATCATTCGTTCGCCAGTAGGTGTGACCGTCCTCTTCACGTTCCCAGATATATGCGAATGTAAGAAGGTTCCGGAACGGCAAAACCTCGGAGGCATGGGGGGTTGTTTCGCTCCACATCCAGGTGCGGCCCCACAGTTTCAAGTCAACTTCTTTAGCCAACTCTAGGATCTCTTGTGGAACTGGGGAAGCTGCATGTGGTGCCTCCCAACTCCCACCTCGACTGAGCTCAATCTGGCCGTCATCCCATAGCCGCCAATCATCCACTCTGTAATTTGGTTTGTATGTAACGTCCGTAGTTTCGAGTATCACCTCCCTGCTGGGCTCTATGGAAGTGACGTTGCCGGGGTAATTGGCAGCTGCTAGGTCAGCGCACTGCAGACAGTAGTTCACTAAAATTGCTGGCTCATTGTCGAAGCTGACTAGGTATAGTCGAGTAGGGGTAATGCAGTCTTCGCTACCTTCACAGCGGTGCCTTGGGTGCTGGCCCGGGAAGGTGTGCTTTCCATGAGCGTCCTTGAAATAAGATTGCTCTGTCATGCTACCTCCTTGATTAAGGCTTCAGCGAATAGGGGCGGGATGGCGTTGCCTAGTCCCGCGATTGTGTCTGACCTGGTGGCTCCAGTAGGCCAGCCGTAGGTGTCCGGGAAGGACATAGCCCGGGCTACTTCACGAATCGTTAGTGGGCGATATGAATCGTCATTAACTACTACCCACTGATCTTGCTTGGTGATGGTTCGGATAGGCTCGTCCAAGCCTACACCCTTGTGGCCGGTAACGTGCTGGGACAGGCACTTGGCACCGTGCCGGTCCTGGGCGTCACCGATCCGCTGCTGCACGTTCGAGCTCGCGTTACCGATGGGCCTCCAGGTGCCGGCGTCCCATTGGATGTGAGAACCAAACGCAGCTTCTGGGACGGTGGGCTCTACCGGCAACTCAGCACCGACTCGCGATGCACAGACCACCAACCTACGCCGCCGCTGCGGGACACCAAAGCGAGCACAGTTATATAGTCCGGTCGAGACTTTGTAGCCCATGAGCTCAAAGCAGTTCAGCCAATTATTGAAGAAGATCCAGCTGGCGAATGGCGGCACGTTTTCAACGATGACAGTTTCCGGGCGCGTTACTTCAGCGCACTCCACCACGGCCCAGGCTGTCGCCCTCAATGCGTCATGGTAGTGACGGCGTTTCGGCTGCGATGCGGTCGAGTGACCCTGGCAAGCAGGGGAAGCTAGGAGCAGCTCATAGTCGGGCAGCTGGGTCCAATCAGCTTGCTGTAGATCTTGGCAGCTGTGCGCTGTGCCCGGATGATTGAGCGCATGAGCTTCGACTGCCAGCGGCCAATGGTTAGCTGCCCAAAGTACCTCGACTCCTGGGACACGCTCCGCGCCTTCAGTGAAGCCGCCCCAGCCGGCGAAAAGATCAACTGCTCTAGTCATGCTATCTCCAGTGAGAGTTGTGGGTCATCGTTCGTTCCTAGCACTGTGTCGTACACGCCTAAGAAGCGAGCCCAACGATCCGGCCCAAGGCGTAGTGGGTGCGAGCTATCTGCACTGTCGCAACCGGCGTCTTTGGCGATCTGTATTTTGGTTTGTGTGCAACGTCCGTAGTGGAGCTTGAGGCTATGCTTGCGGCAGAACGCCTTCCAATCAGCAAGCGTGTTCTTCTTGAACTCATCAGTGCCACCGATGAAGATGCCATCGATCTTCCAGAGAACTGGCTCACCCATGATGCCGTCTACGCAACCGGTGTAGCCGTCGAGCGTCGGATCGATCACCATGCCATTCTCGTCTTCGTTGAATCCCCATTCCAGGTCAGCTGGGACCATGCCGTCTTGGACTGCGAGGTAGAGAGGGAGGCTTGCATAGCCTGTGTGGGAAAGGACTGGGTCGTTGTCCCAAGCTAGTCCTTCGCTCAGATATTTGTCTAACCAGGAAAGCGATTCGAGAAGTGATTCTGGACCCTCGCCTGGTCTGTCAGGGATGACCATGAAGTCCGGTCCACGGCCTTCAGCAGCGAGCTCTGAAGCTACAGGAATGCGGCTCTCGAAATGAGCATACTCAGCTGAGAAGCTACGGCCAGGAGTCCGAGTCTCACCGTTCTCGTCTGGACGGTTCCAGGCTGGGAAGACGCCGTTGTCTAGGAACCAGGGCTCGTTAGCAAATGGGTTGATCGGGCGCGTCACGAAGCATCGTCCGATACCCCGTGGGTATGCGTCCTCAGTTAGCTTCTTCGCTCCGTTGCTTTGCTCGCCTAAGAAGTATTTCACCCTGCCTCCCCTTCTGGGTATTGTCCCTGGACACCTATAATAAGCTCTAGGGGGCTAGAGCACAAGTAAAATATAAGGTTTTCGGGAAATTAATTTTCAGCTATTTTGGGCTACTTTTGTCCTCAGCCAGTGCTCTGGGACATTGCGCCGTCGAGCCTCTCAGCTTAAAATCAGTGCGGAGTTATGTGTGAATCAAAGGAGGTGGACATGGCACTCACCGTAGTTCGGGGCGGACCGTACGCCCAGGATTGGGCTTGCTTAAAATTGCATCGAGCCATTGAGCTGGACGGTCGGTCGGTCGAACAGTATGCAGATGAGTTTTTATTTTGCAGCGCATCGAGCTGCTACAAATGGCTCCGAGGTGACAACAGGATTCCCAAGGTGTATCGGAGAATGTTGTCTCCAGCGTTAGCGGAACTCGAGAGGAATGACACCCAAAATCCCACGGGAGAATAGAAGCATGGAATTACAGATGAGCGATGGCATCGAGAATGTCAGCAAGGCTCTGGTCGGAGCTCAGGCTGACGTTGGTAAGGCGTTAAAGAACCAGGAGAATTCTCACTTCAAATCTCAGTACGCAGATCTGAGTGCGGTACTTGAAGTGTCGAAGCCGGCACTAGCGAAGCACGGCTTGGCACTCACCCAGTTCCCGGGTCAAGGTGAAGGAACGGTCACCATGAGCACACTCCTGGTGCATGAGAGCGGTGAGTGGATCTTGCTTCCACCGGCATCGATTCCCCTCCAGGCGCACACAGCGCATGGATACGGGTCAGCGATTTCGTACTTGAGGAGATACACCACGCAAGCTGCGCTTGGAATCTCAGTCGGCTTGTCGGATGATGATGACGGGAACGAGGCTACAGCCAACGCTCCAAAGAAGGCACCTAAGAAGAGAGCAGCTCCGAAGAAGGCTACCCCAGCCTTCGAGCCGAAAAAGAAAGCAGTAGTAGATCCTAAGATCTTGAAGGCCGAGCTCGCCAAGCTGAAGAAGCTCATCGACGCAGCTGAAGAGAATGGGAACGTCGAAGCCAAGGCGATTGACCTGGCTAAAAGCGTTCTCGAGAAAGACGGGGATGGCGACCCGGATCGCTCACCTCTGGAATTCACAGCTGCAGCCATCGAGTATCTGGAGTCGGCGTTGAAGGACTCACCCAAGTGACCGGCAAGACGGGGATGGACGAGCTCGACTTCCCGACAGCTCGAAAGAGGAAAGAGCAAGAGCTTGACCCGGACCAGGTCGGACTGTTTGATCGGCCACCACCACCACCTACGGGACCGTTGGCTGATTCTTACAGCCGTGAAGAAGGCAAACCCCATGCGTTCATAAAGTTCATGGAGAGCGAGGACGGTCCTGTGTTCTGGCGAGCCCTCGAAGACGCCGCGCTGGACGCCTTCAAGCGTCAGGAAACGAGGTTCTCACCACGGGGGTTCTTAGCCCACTACCGTGATACCAAGAAGGTGCGGATCAACAACAACTTCAGTCCTTGGTTCGCGGATCAGTTGGTCGCGGAGCACCCCCAATTACTCGACCTAATCGAGCGGCGAGTGAGAAAGAAAGAAGGACCATCTATTCAACCGAAGGAGAATGGCTAATGCCAGCACCGAAAGAGTTTTTGAACAGAGCCAATGGATTGACCGTGTCGGTTCCACCAGAAAAGGCACAGCATTTTATCTGCTGTACACTGCGCTTGTACCCAGAGCAGCTGATCGAGTGGCTGACAAAGAAAGAGGAAGAGATGGTGAAGGTTGATGTCAAGATTTATGACGGCAAAAACCAAGAAGCTCCTCCGCTCTACCTAGAGGTCAACACCTACAAGGCACCAGGGGGGAATGATGAGCCGGCCTTCTGAGCTGGGTCCAACCGGGCTGCGCTTAGACCATGACAAGCTGCTTGACGATTGCTCTGCGATTTTGGGACAGGTAGCGAAGGACGCTGAACGGCTCCGTGCTAAGTTGGGGAATGTGCCTTGGGATTTTGTCAACACAGCTGGGCAGGGCTACCTGGAAAAAGCTCGCATGAGTTTAGCTAAAGCCGAAGGCTGCTTACTCGAAGCTAGAAAGCAGCTTGAGCATCAGCGGGACCGTGCCCGGAACGGGTAGTGCTGGGCCGTACCAAATAGTCTTACCGTGGGAAGGGCTCGTCCCTGACAACCGCCGCTTCATAGGTGGGAAGGGGCACATACTGACCCAACGCTATCGAGCGGGGAAAGAGTTCTGTTACACCCTGGCGATGACTCAGGTACGGCACCGGCCATCACACCCGGACGGTACTGTCTGGATGCACTTAGCATTCTATATGCCGGATAAGCGCAGACGAGATCCGAACAATCTCTTGAAGGGGATCGCTGACGCTCTCGAAGGGGTTGTGTACACAGATGACAAACAGATCACGAAGCTCTCCTGGGAGAACATGGGCCTAGACCGTGACCAGCCCCGGGTAGAGATCAGCTACGGAGCTCACGGCGATGAGTAGGAATACGCCAGGCTTCATTTTGCTGAGCAGGGATCTGCTCGACAAGAGCATCTTTGGCGAGCCGGATATGCTGAAGCTGTGGATCTTCATCTTGCTTAGGACCAACTTTGGCAAGAAGAGTTACGAGTATTCCGGCGTGAAGGTAGGCCGAGGTCAGTTCCTCAGAAGCTATCGAGCGATAGCCCGGGACTGTGCCTACAGGCTTCGTAGCAAAAAGGTGCAGTGGTCGCCGGGCAAGGTCGAGCGGATGATCAAGACGTTGGTCGCTGGTGGTAGGATTCGTATCATTCCACATGACCAGCCGAACGTGGGCACACTCATCGAGGTCATCAACTACGACAAGTGGCAGAACATAGCTTCCTATGTGAAAGCTGCACCGGCTGATGCAAAGAAGAAAACGCAGGGAGCTGATCACTCGAAAGAGCTGTGGCAGATCTGGCTAAACGAGCTCAGTCCGAAAGGTCCACACCCTACGCTGACCGCCAAGCGAGCTCGCGTCTTGAATGCGCTCTACTCAGAGCACCTGTCAAAGAATGGCGGTGACCCGCACCAGCTGTTTCGTGGAATAGTGAAAGCCCTCAAGGCCAGCGAGTTCCATAGCAGCAAAAGACAGTATCAATATCCGGAGAGTTTTCTCTCTAGCCCGGAGCGTAGAGAGTCCTGGTATTTGAAATCATTAGAGAAGTCCCATAACCCACAAGCGGCTCAAGGCGTAAGCCTCGAAGAGCTATGGAGCGACGAATGAGAAGTCTCAAATTGCACTACGATATGTCCGACAGCGACTACTTCGATTATCCAGCTGCAAGCAACAGCTTGTTGACGCAGCTCAAGCGGAGCCCGGCTCATTTGATGGAGGCGATCAAAAATCCTGCACCGCCTACTCCGGCTATGCGGCTTGGTTCAGCGTTCCATGTCGCTACGCTTGAGCCTGAAAAATTCGACAAGTTCTGGGCTAGAGGCAGCGAGCTCAAGGGCACCACCAAAGAAGGCAAGGCAGCGAAGAAGGAACTCTCGATGCAATTTTCTCCGGACAAGATTTTGAAGCCAGCTGACTACGATACTGTCTGCCGGATGCGAGATTCTGTACTGGGACACTCGGTAGCTGGTGAGCTCCTGGAAGGTGCAAAGACTGAGGTGGTCGCGATGTGGGAGGACGATTCGACGGGCATCTCATGCAAGGCAAAGATCGATGTGTTGCCTGGAGATGACGGTTACCTGGCAGACCTCAAATCGACAGTTGATGCGAGTCCGGAACACATGGCAAAGGCCATTCACAATTTTGGGTATTACCGCCAGGCCGCATGGTACACCAGCCCGTTTGAAACTCGATCTGACTTCTACATGATTTGCTGCGAAAAAAAACCGCCATTCGCGGTCGCAGTCTATTGGGTGAGGGAGTCAGCTGTGCGCCAAGGGCAGATTGAGGTGCAAGCATTGCTCCAGCAGTGGGCAGATTGCATCGATCAATACGGGCTCGACGGCGAGTGGCCGGCCTATGCAGAGGTGGTACATGAGATCGATCTGCCGGTCTGGGCGCAACGATGAAAAAGGTCAACATCTTTGGTGATGAATGGCTGCAGGAATATGAAGAGCTGCAGACGAATCCGAAGGTGCATTCGATTAGCTTTGGGCTTCCAAGCCTCGATAGGATTTGCCATGACCAAGGGCAGAGGAAAGGGAGCGGCCCCTGGCTCAACTGTCTGGCCGGCAATCCCGGAATCGGCAAGACAACGGTAGCACTCTCGATGTGTGCAGCTGCCCTCAAGGATGGTCATTCGGTTGGCATGATCAACCTGGAGCAGACAAACATCCAGCTGAGTACGAGACTCTACTCGATATACACCGGCCAGAAGCTGCGCGACCTCGAACCGGGAGGCTTCAACAAGTTCGCCTGGGAGGTAACGAAGCAAGCATTTGTAGATGCTCCTGCCTTGTATGTGCCTGAAGGAATTTTGATGAGCTGGGAAGAGATCCTGGCCTACGCGACCAGTTGCCATGAGCAGGGGTGCAAATTTTTCTGCTTGGATTATTTGCAGCTGGCTACAGCCGGCACGGAAGCAGCGATCTATGAATCAACGCAGCGTGTGGTGACCGAGCTCAGGCGGTTCTGTCTTGAGACTGAAAGCACGGTGCTGATGCTGAGTCAGTGGAACAGGACAGGCTCAACGTCAGAGCATCCTCCTACGGCTCAACATCTTCACGGCGGTATGACGGTAGAGGCCAGTTGCGATTTGGTCTTGGGGCTCGATCACACGACCGTCATCCGGAAGGGATCGAAGGGCTACTTCAAGCTGCTGATCTTAAAGAATCGACATGGCGAATTGATCCAGGGCGGCATCCCTCTCGAGATAGATTTTTCTAATCTCACTGTCACTGAGTGCTTGCCGGACGTAGACCCGTGGGGTTGAAGCTCTACTACCAGGACCGCTCGATTACGATCTATCACGGCGACTGCCGGGAGGTCGGATCACTCGAGCTCCAGGTCAACGATGCTCCACTGAAAGCACCTGACGCGATTATCGCTGACCCGCCATATAACGTAGGCAAAGATTTTGGCGAGCTCACCAACGACAGCCGCGACGATTACCCGGAGTGGACCCGCGAATGGTTCGACGCGGTGAGGTCGGTCGCCTGGAAGATGGTGGTCTTTCCCGGTCACGGGAATCTGCCGATGTGGTTGTCTGAGTTTCATCCGTCAGCGGTAGGCTGCTGGCTGAAGACTACAGGTGGAGCTCCGTCACTACTCGGTATCTGTAACTGGGAACCTTGGCTGTACTGGTGCGGCGACAAAGGTGCGCTGGGCGGGAGCGATGTCATCAAGTCGAGGGTAGGCACACCATATGAGCGGGGCAGCAATGCAGCTGCATCGAGTGCTCATCCGACTGCGAAGCCGGTCGATTTGATGCAGGGGCTGGTGCAGAAGCTGCGTTGTGAGGTGGTGCTGGACCCGTTCGCTGGGAGTGGATCGACCCTGTTGGCTGCTAAGAATTTGGGGAAGAAGGCAATCGGCATCGAGATTGAAGAGAAATACTGCGAGCTCGCAGCTCAACGCTGCAGTCAGAACTCACTCGACCTGGAAGGCTAATGGCAGACGTTAACTATGTGATGCGGGTGTTGGCCGGGGTATCGATGCTGCCACTCGAAAGGTGTACCGATCATGCAGCTGAATGGAAGCGTGACTTGGCGCGAGCCATCGAGGAGCTGGACTCGACTCCGAGGTTGCCGGCTGACGATCCGTTACGTTTCAATAGTGAAGGTGAACTGCTCAGTAAGGAAACACTCAGTGCCAAGCTAGGAGACATCATTGAGTCTTGGCCGTCATGGGAACAGGAGAAGAAACGCTATGCCAGGAAAAAAACTTACCCGGTCTATAGGCCGCAAACTTTCAAGGTACGGAGAGGATGAGGTCTTTGCGCTGTACCTGAAGTACGGCTCAGTGCGTAAGCTACTGAAGTCGATGCCGAAGGAAGTGGGTACGATGTCGCACGGCGTGTTTTATGAATGGCTGAAGGAGACTGCCGAACGGTGGAGTAAGTGGCAGTCGGTCCAGGAGATACGAGCGAACCAGTGGGCTGAAGAAGCTCTCGAAATTGTAGACTCAGCTGATGAGGACAATGTCCAAGTCGCCAGGCTTAGAGCTGATATGCGGAAGTGGTTAGCTGAGAAGTTCAACAGGAACCAGTTCGGCAAGCCTGAGCTGGTAGCTGCGATTGGTATCCAAATCAGTGACGAGTTCCTGAGCTCGTTGAAGGAGGTCGAGGTGATGGCTAAAGAGCGAGCTGAGAAGGCCAAGCTGGCAGAGCTGGAGGTGGAAGCCGAAGAGGTTGAGTTCGAGGTGGTTGGTGAGTAGTGAGTGGGACTCGATACCTGGCGTTGGCTGTGGTGCTCAGAGCTGTGAGGGATATGCATATGCATGGAGCCAGGATGACTACCGCACCTAGTCTGAAGGAACACCTCGACGCTATTGTCTGGCTAGGATCAACTCATGCAACTGTGTGGTTTGATGTAGCTGATGTAAACCAGTTCAACGTGCTATGGGAGAATGATTGGATGAGGTACGCAGGAGCTGCACTCGATGGCGATAAGCTCGATGCCGAAGAACGTCAGCTGCTCCAGGTTGGAGTGAAGGTGTTCAGGGACCTAAAGGCTAGGTATGACAATGGGTTCTAGAGCCAACTCCCGCCCACCAACCCCGAACACTCGCATGTGCCCGTGAACGGGCTCGTAAGTTGTTGTGCCACATGGGTTTAGGTCCGTGGAACTAGAACCGTACGACCAAACCAGTTCAGGAACCCGGACTGGGTTCCGGTTTGGGTTTTATGCAAGATCGATGAATAATTGTCCACGGATAGGTAACGATAACATTGACGGTTTATGCATGAAGTCAGTAAGTCGTTGTGTTACATAGACTTAGGGGTTCGGTCCAAGGTAACATAATGGATATTATACGAACTTGTCATCAAAATAGGACACTTTTCAGGAAAAAAGACCCCCCCTAAAAACAAAGAGGGCCGGTGATTTTGAGTTGCTCGACACACATTATTTCCCAAAAAATTTAGGAGAAAAAAATGACAGCCAACGGAACGGATGTTTTAGATCTAGCTGACAGGATACAGGGCCGAGTCCGGTTTTATCCGGTTGGTGATCCACATCGTAGACTACTCGAGACTACGTTTGCTGCTCTGCGGTCCATAGCTGACGGAGAGAGCTCGTTGACAGCTGAATCGGTCCAGGACTGGCTCCGGGACCAGGGCGTAACTCTGACTAAAACGCAGCTCAAAACGCTAGGCTTAGATGGCTAGAGTTCCGGACACCCCTTCAAGACACCCTTCAAGACACCCTTCAAGACACCTCGCATCGAGCGTTAAGCCTGTACTGATGCGACATCTTGGGTCTATTGCCGGGAGATCTAGACACCCATCTAGACACCTTTCAAGACAGGGGTTCCCGACAATAGTAACTAAGTAACTATTAAAGAACTAAATAATACACGGAGAGAATTTGTTTGACGGGCTGGTGGTACTTGTCGCATAGTTATGGAACCGGGAGCTGGTATGAAGCTGACAACGAACAAACGTAATAGGATGCATTCGAGCTCGTTCGCGTTGCCTGAGAAACGAGCGTTTCCGATCAACGATAAATCTCACGCGAGAAACGCATTATCTCGTCTACATTACGCAACGCCCTCCGAACAAAAACAAATCAAAAGAGCTATCGATAAACGCTATCCGGGTCTACGAAAGAAATGAGGAAGTCTGACTGATGCCGTATCGCGTCAAAGACGCTACAGTCCAGGTCGAACGCAAAAACGGATGGAAAACACTGAAAGTCCATAAACAGAGAACTGCGGCATTGGCACACTTGAAAGCTCTCAATATGAATGTCGGTAAGTCTTCGCACGGACGTACAAAGAGGAAGGGGTACAGGTAATGCATCGAGGCCAGCCTCACTTTGATCCTACGCAAGAATTACCTGAAGACGGCTGGAACAGCTTTCAGGGCATCCCACATCAGTATCCGACTGAAGGTGAGCCGCTCCAGCTCAGTATGGAATACGGGACCGAACAGCCGGTAGGACCGCTAAAAGAAGGTTACGCCTACCCGGAGTATCAGCCTGGATTACTCGAATCACTTCCCGACCCCGACGCTCCATTTCGAGCCCGAGAAGAAGACCCGGATGAGGACACCCTTTGGCGTAAAGCGCGGAGGCTGGTTGAGCCGGAAGGGCTGGGTGAAACAGGAGCTCTCGTAGGAGCTGGGTTTGTACCTGGTTTGGATATTGGTATCGATTTGGTAGACCTGACAGCTGCCATCGAGGACAGAGATTTATCTAGAGGGCTGTGGGCGATGGCCGGCTTAGGGCTTCCTATCGCCGGTCGCTCCCTGAAAGAGCTCGTCGGATCACTGGAGATCTTTAGACGCAAGGCTCCAAATATCGAAGGCACTCGAGCACCGCACCCAGATCAGCCGAATCCACAAGCTGGTGTATCCGGCAAGGTGCAGCCAACTGAGCTGAGTGAAAGGTTCGCTGAGAGCAAGGAAGCACAGAGGATTATCGACGAGCAAGTAGCGTCCGGCATCGAGACAGGTGGTCACAAGTGGTACGAAACCGGCGGTATGCTGGAGACAATGCCAGAAGGATCGCCTGGTATGTCATTCGATGAATTTCACCTCATGGGCGCGGCCCTATCGCCACAATCGGATGTTGCAAGCGAGGCTTTTATAACCTCAATCGTGAATTTTGCGAGACAAAACAACATACCCCTAGAAGAAGCTCGTCGGATTTATGAGGGCGTATATCCATCTGAGCTTTTTGCTAGTCCAAGATGGAATCGTGCAAACCAACCCAGAGCCTCTGACTACGCTGACAGGGGTTGGATATTCCCACTGAAGGAAGGACAGCCGGATTTCAGTACAGGAGGACTCAAGACGCCATCCTACTACAGCGGTAGGGCCGGGCGTGGATCACTTGATCCAAGGTTGACGGGAGGGATGGCACCGATAGATACGCATGAAGTCCAAGATATCCACTATATCATCAACCAGGTTCCAGAGCTCAGGGATGCAGCAATTCGTGCGAATTATGCTGGAAAGGTTCCTAGTGGGTTCGATCCGACACGCTATAGTCCGGATGATTTTTATGTGAACCCTAGTGGTGGCGGTGTAAAGACCACCTTGTTCCAAAACCCGCCAAGTACGCAAAACCTCTCAGTACCCTACCGGAGAGCTGCAGAACGATTCAATCTACCTACGGTACAATCTGCCCAAGCAGCCAGATGGGAAGGCGGTAGAAACCTCGGTATCTCTATCCCCAAGACGCCACAATCTACGTTACAAGGATTGATTGAGCGATCAGTCAGAGAAGCGAACGAACTTTCCAATCAAGGATATGGCAATATCGCAGACTTTGGCATAACTGGCGGCTATGACGATACCGCTCAAGGGTTGCTGCAATACTGGCAAGATGTGAGAGAGGGGAGACGGCTTCTCCCTAGCTCCAAGAAAGCCGCGCCCTGGATGCGCTGACGCTCGATGTCGCACAATCCATTTCATTTAACTAACGGACCCTGGTATGCGTCCCAAGAGGAACGCCGCCGTGCCCAGGAACTAGCGGAACGGGATCGCCAACAACGGGAACGCCGGCAGGAACTTCAGGACGCACCAAATGCGTGGCAGAGTATTCGTGGATTACTTGAGCCGGAAACCGGGGCCGGAACAGCTGGGCTTATAGGTGCTTCTGTTCTGCCAGGCGTAGGTGAAGCTATCGATGTGGCAGACCTGGCCGCTGGTTTTCAGGATCGCGACCTTGGTCGTATGGGTTGGGCTGCTGGTGGACTGCTACTTCCGGCTGTTGCTGGGTCTACACTGAGAAAGATCGTGCAACGGGGAGCAGACGAGCTCCCAGTGGATGAGGCGAGTCGGGTGGCAAGAAGAGATGAATGGGTCGAGCCAAGTGCGGTTAAGGACCAAGTGTATCACGGGACTACCCATGTGGTTGATGAGTTCGATCCCAAGATGGGACACGCCGAAAGCCATCATGGTCGGTCGCTGTATTTCAGCACATCTCCGGATGATGTTGCCCGGAATTATGCCAGGGCCGATGGCCCAGACTTAACAAGACATTACGAATCAAAGGTGGATGAGATAATGGGCCGCGATGATTTGAGTTACGACAATCCGGCGCATAAAGCTCAAGCAGCAGCGGAAGCCGAAGCTCTCGTTCTTGGGCCACATCAAGGCGCGACAATTCCAGCTCACTTGCGACTGAAAAATCCAGTGGACACCCGGGAAGGTGGCACGTTCTTCGAGTGGAACGAGGAATACCTTGAAGATTTGGATGAATGGACTGAGCCTGAAGGATCATTAGTAGACCTACTTGACTCTCTAGATAATGTTTCATGGAAGCTGGATATGGACCCTGGTGATTTCAAGCAGATGGTGGTAGAACACGCGATAGATGAAGGTGGAATCTCCGCGAAAGATTTTGAAAGACTTATGCGAGGCAACAGCGCGGCTGATCCTATGTTCGATTTCTATGATGCGTGGGATGATGTCCATGATACGCCGCTTGGAGGCCCAGGAGAGTTGCTGCGCCGTATATATATGGACGCTGGCTATGATGGCACCATCGTGGATGCAATGGATCAGTTCGGCAACCACGGGTTTGGCATGAAAGGGGTGGAGGACGCAATCCATTATGCAGTGTTTGAACCGAAGAATATCCGGTCGCCGTTTGCTCTATTCGATCCGTCACAAATAGAAAGTGGACATCTCAGTGCTGGCTTGGCTGGGTTGCTGGGCACTGGCATGGTTCGAGCCCAGAATAGAGAAAATTATGTAGAGCGATGAGCTACACTGACCAACTGATCTTGATGCGGGAAGATCCCGTATTGTTCGTGGAAGGTATCCTGAAAGCAGAGCCAGATCCGTGGCAAGCCGATGTGATGACGGCGGTAGCTGCCGGAGCTCGCGGTGTCAGCATCCGCTCAGGTCACGGAGTCGGGAAGACGAGCTGCTTATCTTGGCTGGCTCTTTGGTGGATTTCCACACATTACCATGCGAAGGTGGTAATGACCGCACCAACCTCAGCCCAGCTGCAAGATGCTTTGCTGCCCGAAACAAAAGCATGGCTCAAACAAGCACCAGCTGGCTACCGAGATCTGTTCAACGTCAAAGCGGATCGCATCGAGCTCATCTCAGACGCTGAACGCAATTTCATATCTGCGAAGACATCGAGGGCTGAACAGCCAGATGCGCTTCAGGGCGTTCACGCTGACAGCGTTTTATTGATATGCGACGAAGCCAGCGGAGTACCAGAACAAGTTTACGAGTCTGCCGGTGGATCAATGTCGGCGCATCGAGCGTCTATGGTTTTGGCCGGTAACCCGGTCAGGAGCTCTGGCTACTTCTACGACACATTCCACAAACTGAGCGAGAGTTGGAAGACGTTCCATGTGTCCTGTGAAGACACCGCCCGGGTATCTGAAGATTATATCGAAGAGTGCCGGGTACGTTACGGTGAAGAAAGCAACGTCTATCGAGTGCGGGTGCTGGGTGAGTTCCCCCGGGGCGACGATGATACGGTAATCGCCCAGGAGCTCATCACCGAAGCGATCAGCCGTGACGTTGAGCCTACGCCATTTGGTCCTACGGTATGGGGCGTGGATGTAGCACGGTTTGGGTCCGATTCATCAGCACTTTGTAAGCGAAAAGGAAATGCGATCACTGAGCCGATCCGGCTGTGGCGTAACCTCGACACCATGCAGCTGACCGGGGCAGTGAAAGCTGAATACGATTCGACCGACGAGAAACCGATGGAAATTTTTGTTGATTCTATCGGATTAGGTGCAGGAGTGGTTGACCGGCTGCGTGAGCTGGGGCTGCCGGCTTACGGGATCAATGTCGCTGAAAGTCCTGCGCTGGGCACTCAATACATGAACCTTCGCTCCGAGCTCTGGTATAAGGCTAAGGCTTGGTTGGAAGGTCGAGATGTTCGACTTCCTCGAGATCCGACTTTGAAGGCCGAGCTCGCTACCGTGCGATATAGTTATACGTCGAGTGGGCGAGTGAAGATTGAATCGAAGGGCGAGCTCAAGAAGCGGGGCGTGGCATCACCAGACTCAGCTGACGCATTCGTATTGACCTTTGCCAGTGACGCAGGAACCGCGATTGGTGGTAGGAGCTCGAGACACACAGGCAAGCTCAAGCGGAATTTAGCAGGAGTAATTTAGGGGGCCTATGCTGGTGGGGTGTGGGATCTCACGGCGAGGCTTAAATAACCACAGGGAATCATCTTCCACTCTGCCCCGGAAGCCCGGTGCCCCTAAGTGTTTTGGTTTTTGACAGAATTTGACCTAGAAGGGTATGTTATCAGTGGGGCAGGGGATTGGAGTACCATCTTTGGCATACATAGATGAGGCCGAAACTGAGGCCGGCGTAGGGATGACCGAAGAGGAGCTGGAAAGCTCTGTTCGTTCAGCCATTGAAGACGCTATTCAGTACATCGATGACGAGATCAGCCCTATCCGGGCCGAAGCTACTAAATACTACCGTGGTGAGCCGTTCGGCAATGAGGTTGTTGGTAGATCGCAAGTAGTGTCTCGAGATGTGCGTGACGCCGTCCAGGCGGTGCTGCCCTCGATGATGCGCGTCTTTTTCGGATCGTCCAAGGCGGTCGAGTTCATTCCCCGGAACCCAGATGATGTGGCTATGGCAGAACAGGCCACAGATTATACGAATTACATCCTCCAGGCCGACAACGATGGCCTTGAGATTTTCTATAGCGTCTTCAAGGACGCTTTGATGAACCGTGGCGGGTTCGTTAAATGGTGGTGGGATGATTCGCTAGAAGTAAATACACACACATTTGAAGGCTTGGACGAGGGATCGCTAGGACTGATACTCCAGGAGGAAGGAGTTGAAGCTGTGTCGGTAGTCGGCAAGCCGGCACTTGGTGTCAGCGAAGAGCAGATGATGCAGCTCGCAGCCCAAGGTCAGCCGGCTCCGCAAATGTATGATGTTGAAATTAAGAGGAGCCGAAAGCGGAATCGGGTTAAAGTTGAAACAATGCCGCCGGAAGAATTTTTTGTAGATGCGGCAGCTACTTCTCTGGACGATTGCCAGATTTGTGGACACCGCACAATGGCTACGGTGAGCTCGCTTGTCGCGTTGGGCTATGACCAAGAGATGCTCGAAGAGCACCTGACAGATGAAGTTGGGTTTATCGACAGCCAAGAATATATCGCTAGGACTTCAGACCCAGACACTCGGAGCCCATTGTCGGCCTACGAACGTAGGCGCGTTCTGTACGTCGAAGCATGGACCTATATCGATTATGACGGTGACGGCATTGCAGAGCTCAGAAGAATCTGCACGATAGGCGACAACTATGAAGTTGTGAACAATGAGCCGGCTACAAGTATTCCGTTTGCCGTGTTCAATGCAGATCCGGAGCCGCACGTTTTCTTTGGGTCTGACCTGGCTGACCTGACCAAAGACATACAGAGAATCAAGTCAGCTACGATTCGCGGTATGCTCGACAGTCTGGCGTTCAGCCTTTATCCACGCATGGGTGTGGTAGACGGGATGGTGGATTTGGACGATGTGATGAACGATGAGCCTGGCGCGATTATCCGACAGCGACAGCCTGGGATGGTTACACCGTACACTGTGCCGTTCCTGGGCAAGGACGCTTTTCCGATGGTCGCCTACCTGGATCAGATGAAAGAATCACGCACCGGCCAAACGGCTGCATCACAAGGGCTTGACCCGGATGTGCTGCAATCGACTACCCGGGCAGCTGTCCAGGCGACAGTGAAAGGGGCCGAACAGCACCTCGAGCTCATGGCTCGACTTTTCGCGAACGGCTTCAAGCGTATGATGAAAGGAATCCTCGAATTGGTGACCACTCACCAAAACCGCGAGCGCGTTGTTCGACTACGCGACACCTGGGTGCCCGTCGATCCGCGAGTGTGGGACGCTACGATGGACTGCGAAGCATCCGTTGGGTTAGGTAGTGGTTTGACCGACGAGAAACTCGCAGTGCTCGCCCAGGTTGCAGGACAGCAGAAAGAAATCCTAGAGAAACTCGGACCCGATAACCCATTGGTTGGGCTAGGCCAGTTCAGGAATACATTAGCGAAGATGCTCGAAGTGGCAGGGTTCAAAGATGCGAACCAGTTCTTCAAGCCGATCCCAATTGATTGGACGCCGCCACCACCAGAGGAACCCCCGCAGCCCTCAATTGAGGAGCAAATGCTCCAGGTGCAGATGGCTGATATTCAGACCCGAGCTCAGATAGAGCAGCAGAAACTGCAACTGGGAGTAATGAAACAGCAGCAGCTCGATGAACGTGAGTCGGCTAGGATTGCTGGCGACTTGGCGATTAGGGAGTTCCAAGCTGAAGAGAAATTCCAGAATGATGTAGATCTCGAGATTGTGAAAGCTAATCTAAAGGAAGGCTTATGAGCTTGACACCAGAGCTGAAGGCCAGGCGAGCTCAGGAGATCTTGAAAGATGATGTGTTTTTAGAAGCTGTCGAGAACGCTAAAACTAGCGTGATCGCTCAATGGTCTTTGACTGAATTGAACGACATGACAACACGGGAAAGTCTATACCATCAATGCCGTGGCCTTGACGAAGTTTTAAGGCATCTGCGAACATTGATCAACGATTGGACCGTAGATAAGGAACGTAAGAAAAAAATGAGGACATAACGATATGAGTGAACTGGTGGCGACAGAAGCACCTGAACGCACCGGGCCACGCTCTATGGGTGAGATCCAAGACGAACTCGCCCAAGTGCTCACCGGATCTGATGAGCTACCGCAAGAGGATTCTTCTCAGGAAGAGCCACCTTCGAGCGATTCATTAGAGGCAGGGCAAGAGGAGGATGCCGCGTTAGCCGATGACGCGGTGGTGGACGAGCAACCAGCTGACGAACCGGAAGGCGAGCTATCTGAAAATGATCAGCCGATTTACACCATCAAGACGGATGGTGAAGAGTCGCAAGTATCGTTGAACGAACTCGTCGCTGGATACCAGCGAGGTGCGACGTACACACAACGGCAGCAGGAGCTCGCAACAGAGCGGCAGACGCTGGAGGAACAACTCCAGAATTTGCCAGCTCAAGAGGCGGCACTGAGCCAGACGTATCAGCAGTACCAGGGGGTACTGCAGCAACTTCGAGCACAGATGGAAGCAGCTAATCAACCAGCTGACATGGATTGGGCCGCTCTTGAGCGTGAAAATCCAGTGCAGTATTTGCAGCTCAGAGAGCTAGAGCGGCAACGAGCTGGTGAGATTCAAGCTGTGATCGCGGAACAGCAACGAATGCAAGCTATACAGGAGCAAGAGCGTAAAGAGAAGCTCCAAGAGTATTTAACTGTTCAGCGTGGTCAGGTGCTCGAAAAAATTCCTGAATGGTCTAATGGTGAAGTTCAAGCTGAAGATCAGCGGAAATTGATGGAGTATGGACAGGTTGAGGGCTACTCCCAGGAGGAGCTCAGTAAACTGTACGATTCGCGAGCGGTAGTAATACTGCGAAAGGCTATGCTCTACGATGAACTGACCAACGGTACGAAAATCACTGAGGCCAAATCTAAAATCGGCAGTGTCCAAGGTGGTAGTCGAGAGACTACGCGCCGGACGCGCACCCGTAAACAGAAGGCACAACGGCAGAAGCTGAGAGCGACCGGCAAGGTTGATGACGCTGCTCCATTGTTTGCTGAGATGCTTGCGGAGTAACTAAGAGGAAAAAATAATTCTATGGCAGTTGTAGCCAATACTTTTCTGACCTATGACGCTAAGGGTATCCGGGAGGATCTGTCTGATCTAATTGCAGATATTTCTCCGACGCAGACGCCTTTTCAGAGCAACGTAGGTACGAGAGAAGCCGAGAATAGCTACTTCGAGTGGCAGACTGACAGCCTTAGTGCTGCCAGTGCTACACCAGTAGTTGAGGGCCAGGATCTGAGCTCTTATACGGCAGTTAGTCCAACCGTGAGACTTGGGAACTATGCCCAGATCAATATGCGCGATTTCATCATATCGGGCACAGAACAGGTAGTACGGAAGGCCGGGCGTCAGTCCGAAGTGGGCTACCAGGCTGCTAAGGCAGCTAAGGAGCTCAAGCGCGACATCGAGAAGGCTTGTCTACAGAATGCTGGTGCGGTTGCTGGTGCTACGGCGACAGCTCGCGTTACCGCTGGATTCCCTGCGTGGATTAAGACAAATGTCAGCGCGAATGGGACATCCACTCCTGTAGTGCCTCCGGCGTATACGGGATCTACACCATTGGCTAGTTCGTCTACGGATATCTGGAATGTCTTCGATACTCCGGAAGCGTTCACGGAAGCTATGCTTAAAACCACGATGCAGTCTTGTTTTGAGTCGGGTGGCGAGCCGCGTATGTTGATGGTATCACCTTACAACAAGACTGTTGTGAGTGGATTCAGCGGGATTGCTTCTAGCCGCTACAATGTAGACGGTGCAGAGCCTTCCGTGATCATCGGTGCCGCTGACATTTATGTCAGTGACTTTGGTAACCTGTCAGTTGTTCCAAACCGTTTCTTCACCACGGTGGTAGATGCTGGCAGTTCAGCGATGAACGATTGGGCGTTTTTGATCGACACCGACGAGGTGGCGGTTGCTACGCTACGACCATATCGCATAGAGGCTCTTTCGAAGTCGGGAGATGCGGATAAGCGAATGGCTCTCTCAGAATGGGGCGTCCAAATGAACAACGAGGCCGCTCACGGATGTGTCGCTGGAATCAAAGCAGTAGCATAATCCCAAAACCCTTGAGGGGGTGGGGGCGTAAGCCCTTGCCCCCTCCAGCGGGAGTATCATGGCGACAAAAAAAGAACCATTGTTGTCGTATGATGAGGCTACCGGACGAACGGAAGTCTACCATTATGACGCTATAGAGAACCGCAGCATCATCGAAACGGTGCAAGACATCGAGCCGATTCTGATCCAGAATCGGGCTGATTATAACAGCTTCGATGAAAATGCTCGTTGGGGTAGTCCTACACGGCAGTCCCAGGAGACATTTCATCACGTTGGTCGCATTCCAAATGTGATCCTCGAGCAAATGCCAGCTGAGATGCGCCAGGGTTTTATGTCCGGAAAGGGGCTGCACGGTAAGGCATGGAAGCGTTGGCTGAATGATTCAGACAACCAGATGTTCCGGACGCGACCTGGTAGGGTCTAATGGCGAGTATCGGAACGTATGCCCAGCTGCAAACTGAAATCGCGAACTGGTTGGATCGCTCAGATCTAACAAGTCAGATACCGGCGTTTATCGAGCTCGCAGAAGCCTCATTTAACCGGATCATTCGTGCTCCGGATATGATCACGAAGAATGACAGCTTTTCGATTAGTGGTCAGTACAACACGTTACCAAGTGACACTCTCGAGATCGTTCGCATCGTTGTAGACGTACAGCCTGTGATTGTACTTGAGTATCTCACGCCACAGGATCTCTCTGAGCTCCGAGGTGAGCTGACCGGGGGAGGAAAGCCCTACTATTTCACGTTGGTCGGGGGTTCGAGTAATCAGCTGGAGGTGCTGCGCTCTCCGGACCAGACGTACACTTCATCGATAGTCTACTACACACGCATACCAGCACTGACTGATAGCGCGACAACAAATTGGTTACTGACCGCTAATCCGGACATATATCTGTTCGGAGCCCTAGTTGAAGCGGAGCCATATTTGAAAAATGATGAACGGATGCCGATGTGGACTAACCGCTTAGACAAAGCCCTGACCACCCTCCGCTTGCAGGGCGAGCGCGAACTCCACAGCGGCTCATCACTTCGTATGCGAGCTCAAGTGCTAGGATAAATTATATGGCTAACCCGACGACAAATCTGAGCATGACGAAACCCACCGTTGGTGGGTCTACTGATACTTGGGGCACAACGCTCAATGAAGAGGTTGTAGATGTAATCGATGCCGTATTCAGTGTTACCGGCACCGATGTCAGTATGTCGGACATCACATTCAACTCTGTGGCTCTCCAGGAAACCGGATCTGGCACAGATACGGTCAAGGTTCAGGCTCCCAGCGCGGTCACCACTTCCTACACGCTCACGATGCCGGCAGCTGTCGGTGCGTCAGGTCAGATCCTTAGAACCTCGGATGCTTCTGGGACATTGGCATGGGTGACCGATGAAGAAGGTGACCTGAAATCTGTAGCTGATGCGACGAACGGAGGGCTCGATGTCACGAACGGCACCGGCCCGGACGTTACCCTGGCAGTCGATTTCAATGATCTAGCAGCTGCGGTTGTAGATGTGGCAGCTGATTCAATTGGAATCCTCGATGCGACTGATAACGATACCAAAAAAGAAACGATTGCTGACTTGGTGTCTGCGATGGGCGGCACCGGGTTAACCGGGGCGAGCGGCCAGCTTAGTGTGGACGCAGCTCAAACTCAGATTACCTCTGTCGGAGCTCTCGATGCCGGGAGTATAACGTCTGGCTTTGGTGCAATCGACAATGGCTCAAGTGCGATCACAACTACGGGAACCGTATCAGCGACTACGCTCGCAGGGACGCTTTCTACGGCTACCCAAAACAGTGTAACCACTGCTACGGGCCTAGTAACTGTTGGAGCCTTAGACTCTGGATCTATTACATCTGGGTTTACTTCTATTGATGTAGGTTCGGGAGCTATAACGACTACTGGTACGGTATCGGCTACAACCCTTACAGGTACGTTGTCTACGGCTAGTCAGGGCAACCTCACGACCGCATCTGCCCTGGTCACGGTCGGGGCCTTGGACTCGGGTTCGATTACATCTGGATTTGGAACCATCAACACTGGATCGTCTGCGATAACTGGTGGTGCTGGCTCATTTACGACAATCAGCGGCAGCACAAGTCTGGCGTTAGCGACAGGTGCTACCGTCACTGGAATCGACAACGCGACACTAGCTACGGGATCAGCCACACTGCTTGCTACCCAGGGTGCAATTAAGACCTATGTGGATGCCCAGGTAGGTACAGTAGACACGCTTGCAGAAGTGCTTGCGAACGGAAACACCACAGGCTCGACAAACATCATTGTGTCGGCCAGCCAGAAAATCACTACTGACACGATTGACGAAACTACGGCTGCGGCTGGAGTCACAATCGACTCAGTGCTGCTGAAGGACAATGCGGTTACAGCCACCACGTTTACTGGTGCCCTGACAGGTAACGCAGATACAGCTACCCTGGCCTCGACGGTCACGGTCGCAACCACGACGGATACTACTTGTTCAGTAGCATTATTCGAGAGCGCGACAGGTAGCTTGGCTGTGAAAACAGACGGCGGTTTAGATTACAATGCATCTACGAACACACTAACTACTACGACTTTCGTCGGTGCCCTAACAGGTAACGTCACTGGAAATGCGAGCGGCACGGCGGCCACAGTCACGGGTGCGGCTCAGTCAGCGATCACCAGTGTCGGAACGCTGACCTCGCTGGGAGTCGGAGCCATCACAAGCACGGGTGATATAGCTGTTACAGGTACGAGTTCTGGTTCTGATGTTTCGACCTTTACGAGCAATGCTGTAGCAGACACGAACATATCTGTCTGGCAGAGGCTAGGCGGTGCGGTAGCGGCAGAAATGAAGTATGTGGATAGCTCCACGGATATGGAGCTTGGGACTAGCACGGCTCACGCATTTAGTCTCAAGACAGGTGACACACGGGCACTGACCATCGACTCGTCACAGAACGTCGGCATCGGGACCGCATCGCCAGACGCTCACTTGGAAATTTCTGCCGCAGATAATGCACCTACTATAAAGTTTAGTGAGAGCGATGATGCCAATAAAATGCTCATCGGATTTGGCCGCACTACTGATACTGGCGAATTAACCGTCATCGCCGATAAGCCTCTCGTATTCAAGAACAATAATACGGCTCGGATGACGATAGACGCTGGCGGCAACGTCGGCATCGGAACCACGGGGCCAGATCGCAATCTGCAAATCGAAACGGCTGGCGATACCTATGTGCGTGTCTCAGGGAATAGGGGCAACAGCAACGATTTACATATAGGTAATGTAGAATTTGAAAACACCCTCGGCAGTGTCGGGGTTGTTGCAGAAATGCGAGCCATCACGGGGAACACTGGAACCCAAAGCACTATGGGCCAACTGGCGTTTTATACCGACGATGGCAGTGCATACGCAGAAAGGATGAGAATCCAACAAGACGGCAAAGTCGGCATCGGGACCGCGACACCTAGCACCAACTTGTACGTCGAAGGCGGCACTTCGTTAGCACATATCCGAACACACTCTACTGTCACGCAGAGCGATACCACCGTATTTGGGAAAATCTCCATGCAAGGAGATTCCAGCGAGGAAGCCTCGATCCGTGGTTTCTATGACCACGCTACATCTGCTTATTCTGGGATGTCGTTCTACACTGATGGGGCGGCTGGCACTGTACACGCAATGACCATCGACTCGTCGCAGAACATCGGCATCGGAACTACAGATCCAGCACATAAATTGGAAATCCGATCTGGTGCCGATCCAACTCCTGCGATGTTTGGAACCACTACGCATAATTACACGGAGATCATGACCACGAATGCTGGTGGTGGGGCACTTGTCGTGTATAGGAACTACGGTGACAACACTCATGCTTGGAGTACGGGGAGAGCCGCAGACGACACCTTCATGATCGGGTACAACGCCACGACGGGTGGTCCCGATGCGCCAAAGCTCACAATCGACACATCGGGCAACGTCGGCATCTCAACCACATCACCAGCCGCTAAACTTGACATCCAAGGTTGGTCTGATGGTGCTGGGATAGATCTCAATTACGGCAATGCGACAGGGACGGTAAAGGGCTTCTCTCTGATGGCGAACAGCGTTGTCTGCGGCTCCATCGGAATGGAAATGCGTCAATCGCCAGACGAGGGGGATTTGTGTTTCTTCGGTGGTGCACAGGCTTCACCAGTTTTGAGGATCACGAATGATGGTGATGTCGCTATCGGGTCATCCATTGACCCGAATTGTCGATTCAATGTTAGACATCCATCTGGTGCCCTCATAAGCAGACTTGAAGGATATACCAACTCATATTCCAGTAAGCTGTTAATAAGCAGCAGCAGTTCTGGTGATGGTGGGATGATGTACGATCCTGCCGACAATACGATGGATGTGTTCTCCTACGGCAAGTTGACGTTTAACGTAGGAACATCAAATACAGGTGGAACGGTCGGCGATCCCAGAATGGTCATTGATCAAGACGGCGAGGTCGGCATCGGGACCACATCTCCGAGCGAACTTCTAGATGTGCGAGGGGCAGGATATACCGCTTCGTTCGACACTAGTTCAGGTGATTGGGGTGGCATCAAGCTGCACAACAGTTCTGGTGGTACTTATGACGGACAAGTCGGTGCATTGACGCTTAATAGCGGGAATGTATATGTCGGTGGTGAGTCTGGCGTCGGTGTGGTAGTTGCAACGAACGGCCAGACGGGAATGAAGATCGCCACCGACTACCAAGTCTCATTCCCGAATTCAGAAAGTTGCTTATTTGGCACAACAGCCGCCGTCGGAACAGGGAGTGAAGGCGTAGAGATCAGAGGCGACTACGGATATTTCAGGACAGCAAGAAACAGCACAGGTGTTGTCGGCCATTGGGCGATTTATAACTCAAATGGCGAAGTTGGCTCCGTC